CAGGGGGTCTCCGGGGTTGGGTTGGGGCGCGGCGGACGGCTTGTCCGCAGGCGATTCGAGCCCGGCGTCCTTTTTCTGGCGCTGCCATTTGGCCTGCTGGTCGAGGACGTCCTTGGGGGTGGCGCCGCGACGGCGGATGATTTCCGGCCCGCTCATATAGGCGCGGTCTTCCATCGCAGAGAACGCCTCGGCTTCCTTTAGGGGGTCGATCCACGGCATTTGCTGGCCGATGAACAGGGCGTCGTCAAGGCTGCCGGGCATAAGGTCGAGCGGCACTTCGATGGCCCCGGATACCTGTGCCAATGCGACGAAGCGTTCCCACAGTGGGCGAACGAACTGGGCGGCAAAGGCTTCGGCCAGGGCCTGGTAGTTGACCCACTGCTCAACGAGTTCCTGGCGCTGGGCGCTATAGGTGCCGTTATAGTTGCGCGAGAGGCTGGAGTAGCTGGCACCGACGCCGGCCGCTGCTGCCCGTAGCTGGCCGTCGCGGTAGGTCTGCAGGTTGGGGTTGGGGCGATTGGTGTCGATGGTGCCGATTTCTTCGCCAAGCCCGAGGTCGTCGAAGATCATGCCGGGCTGGAAGCGGAGATCGCGGGGTTTTTTGTTGCCGGATTCGTCGACCTGGGGCTCGTACATGTCCGGCGCGCCCTTTTTTATGTAGGCTGCCATGGAGGCGGCGATCTTGGCGGCGACGCGCTCTGACTCTTCGTAGTCCTTAAGGTCTTCCAGCCGCGTGATGACGCTGGCCATGACCGATACGCCGCGGCTTTGGCCGATGCGGTCGGCGAGCTTGAGGTGAATCATGCGGTCGGCGGGCACCGTCTTGAGGTCGGACGGCCGCTGCCACAGGAATTTGTCGCCGGGGTGGGTCTTGTAAACGCGATAGGCGACGACCTGCCCCCAGGCGTTGCGGATAATGCCGCCCATGCCGTCCTTGATGGCGATCTCGTTCTCGGTGGGCACCATGTCGGGCTCAAGGAGTTCGATGGAGAGCGGGACGCGGGTGCGGTGGTCGAGGGTCGGCACCATGCCTTCGAGCAGTTGGGCGAAGGCTTCTCCGTCCCGCAGCCAGGTGCGGCAGGCCAGGCGCTGGCAAGCGGCCATGTTGTGCTGGTAGGTGACCTCGGGGAAGCGGCAGAAGTCGCGCCAGAGGTCGATGAGTTGCTGCGCCAGGACTTCGTCGATTTCGCCCGTGACACGACGCGGCTGGGGCTCGATGCCGATGCCGCCGGGGCCGACGATGTTGTTGACCATGATGGTCAGGGCGCCGTGGGCCAGGTCGTGGTTCTGGTCGAGATCGCGGGCTTGGGCGCGAATGGGGCGCGCTTCGTTGCGGGCCAGCAGATCGCCGCTGGCGTGGTCTTTGGAGAAGCGACGCAGGCGGCTCGGCTTGGCGGCCTCATAGGCGGCCAGGATGTTGCGCTGCCGGACGCGATTGACGGCGGCGCCGGGCGCAATATAGGCGATGAAGCGGTCGATGACGTTCACGAGAAGTCAGCAACCGAATAACGCGGCCCGCCGATGCCGGATGCCTGGTTGGATTCTGCCTGCACTCGCCGCTCAAGGTTGGCGCGCTCGCGGCGGACTTCGGCGAGATTGGCGCGAGTCAGGGAGCGGTCGCCGATGGTGGCGGATTGCCCCTTGAGGATCTTGGCCTCGGCTTCGAGGTATAGGGCGAGAAGGTCGGAGGCTGCACTCATGCCACCGAATATGCCGGGTTGCGCTTCCGATTCCTTCCCAAGAAACCGGAATATCAGCGCCGAACGATGGCGTAAAGCTGTGACTTTCCAATGCCGAACTTGCGGCAGACTTCGTCCCGGTTGCGTCCGTTGAATTCGGCGCGGATCGCCGCGTCCCGCAGTTCCCTATCTTCTGCAGGGATGTAGTGCTCCATGCCGCCGCGCAGGCGCTGCAGTCCTCCGAACAGTGCCCGCGCCATGTCGCGGGCACTGTGTTCGGTGTGGCCTAGTTCGACTAGTACGGCGCGGATGTCACTGATCCAGGATTCTTTGGTTTCTGTCGCACAGCTCATAGCCTCGATGACCACTCGTCACGGCCGAGTGTGCGGAATGGATCGCTGCGCGTCGGCCTTGGGTTGGCCTCCTGGGTGGCCGGCCGCTCGTTGGCGGCGGGCTCGGTTTTTGTGGGTGCTGCGAATAGGTCGCCGGTGGCGGGTTCCAGCGCCGCTTCCAGCTTTGTCCACTGAGGATCTTTCCACATGTGGATGCGCATGGATGGATGGTGGGCGGCGGCCAGTGCGTAACACCAGGTGTCCAGGGCTTCGTTGCGGGGCCGAACCTTGACCCAGCGGCGACGGTTGGGATCCCATACTTCGGCTGTTAGTTGGCTGTAGAAGCTGGCGTCGAGCCCCTGGGGAAAGTGGATCATGCGGTCGTGTTCGAGTGGCCGCTTGCCGTCGGCCGTGAGGATGGCGAAAAGGAGGTGCTTGGCGGTGTCGCCACCGACCAGCCAGCCTTCGGCGCCGTGCTTGATGGTCTTGCCGCGAACGGTTACGTCGAGTTTGCTGGGGCGGTTTATGATGGGCTTGCCCGGGGTGCTGGCGCCCTTTACGGCGATAACACGGCCGCGCTTCATACGGGTGTAGGCAAGAACGTGGTCGGTGAGATAGCCGGAGTCGATGGCGGTCATAGCCAGGCGCATGGGAAGGCCACGGCAGTTTGTGAATGGCTGGGCCAGGTGAGAATCGAGGGTTTCCCAGGCTTGGTCGGTGGTTGGGTCGGCTGGGAGTTCGACGTAGTCGATGACCCACTGCTGGCCTCCCCTGCCGTGTCCAACGATGAGGACGGCGAAACGGTCTTTCTGGACGTCGACGCCAGCGGTTAGGGCGAGGCATCCAAGGGGGACTTCGCGGGCGGCGTAGGTGCCGGCGCGGGACTGGATGTCGTCGGCTTCGAGCTTTTCGTTGGGATCGGCGACGACTTCGCCGAGGCGCAGGTTGATGAAGGTTTTTTGCCGGGCCGGGTCTTTGGCGGCTTCGAGCCATTCGGCGGCGAGTTCTGCCCAGGTGAGGCCGAGTCCCGTTGGGGTGTATAGACCATTGATGTGGAAGCCGGCAACCGGACGCTCGGGGAAGGATGCGATCCAGCGACCGGCGTCGATCATGGCGGTCTTGTGGTGCTCTTCGATGCCAACGCCGCAATCAGCGCAGTGGTAGACGGCTTGGTCGGGCTGTCCCTTGGGCCAGCGCAGGTTATCCCATACGAGGGGCTGTTCGTGGCCGCAGTGGGGGCACGGGACATGGTAGCGGCGTTGGTCGCTGGCCAGCCATTCCTTGTGGATGCGCGACAGGCTTTCGATGGTTGGCGTACTGACCAGAAATACCTTGCGCCGCGGGAAGGTAGTGGTGCGGGCCTCGGCCAGCTTGATGGGGTCGCCCTCCCCTTCCAGCTCCTGGGGGTAGGCGTCGACTTCGTCGAGGAAGACGTAGCGGGCCGGCATGGAGCGCAGGCTGGCGCCGGAGTTGGCGCCGCTGATGACCATGACGCCGCCGGCCCATTCCTTGAGCAGCGTGGTGTTGCCGGAATCCCGGGCCCGGGCCGGGGCGATCTTGGCGCGCAGGCTCGGGCAGTCCTCGATCATCGCCGCCAGGCGCTGCTTGGACCAGCGTTCGGCCATGTCAAGGGTTGGCTGGACGATCATCATCGGCGCTTTCTGAGTGTCGATGAACCAGCCGACCCAGTTGTTGCCCATCTCGGTGCCGGCCGACTGCACCGACTTCATGAAAACAATGCGCTTGGCCGGATGCTCGGCCGACAGGCAGTCCATGATCTCGGCCGAATACGGCACCCGCGTCGTGCGCCACGGGCCAGGTTCCCCGGCGCCCTTGGTCGGAAGACGGCGGTGCGCGTCGGCCCAGGCGGTGACGGAGAGGCGGGGCGGCGGCTCGAAGCCGGCGGCGAAGGCGTCGGCCATCAGCATGTGGCCGTCGATGCCGCCGAAGACGAAGCGCTCAGCCGCGCCCATCGTCGCCTCCGGTTGGCATCTGGAAGTTGCGGCAGGCGCCGGCGAGGTCGGCGAGCACCAGGTCAATCTCGGCCACAAGCAAGGCGTGGCAGGCAGCCGGCTCGGCTTCGGCAGCCAGGCGGTCGGCGAGCTTGTCGGGGATCTTCTCGAAGGCGCTGCGGGTCATGGCAGCCAGGCTCACCGCCGAGCGGCGAATCTTGTCGGCCTCGACCAGCATGCCTTCTCGCTCGCGGAATTCCAGCTCGGTGAGCTTGGCGCGGAAGGCGGCCTCGTGGGTGCGGGCCTGCTTGTAGGTCAGGTCCAGCTTGTTGCCGGCGCCGACGTCCTGCACCACGCGGCTACCGGCGCCCGGCTTGGCGTTGCCGCCGTTGTCCGCCTTGGCAGGGTCGGTGGTGTTGCGGATCAGCTTCTCCGACAACGCAAAATCGACCATTTCCTTGCCGTCGACCGTAACCATCACCAGTCGCCCCTGCTTTTTCAGCTTCGAGACATAGGGCGCCGAGACGCCAAAGTGGGCGGCGAATTCGGTGAAGGTGCCGTAGGCTTGGGGCATTGCTTACTCGGTGATGGCCGGGAAAGGCTCGCCGGTCGCATCCAGCGTGGCGATCTGCGCCACCTGAACCTCGCTATGCGTCCGCGAATTCCGCGCATAGGGCACCAACGAATCCACACCGCGCCGCTCAATTTGATCACGAATTTCAATCATTAACCACCCCCCAATCACTTAACCAATCCCAAAGGCCTATGCCTAGCCAAAAATCGCGAGCGAATGACC